CGCCTATATGGCCTCAAGGTTACCCCTGATGTCGTATATGCGTTGACACCGTATTCCTGGTTGGCTGATTGGTTTGGATCGATTGGCGATTCTTTACAGAATGCGTCCAATTTTGCGATCTCCAATCAGGCGATGCATTATGGGTATATTATGTGTGAAACAACTGTCACACACAAATATACTTTACGTTGCGCTAATAGATATTCTCAGCTTCCTCGTCTAAATTATGATTTAGTACAGGAATTTGAGACTGTTACTAAGCAACGCCAAAAGGCAACGCCATATGGGTTTGGTCTCAATCCGTCGTTGTTTACGGATCAGCAATGGGCCATACTGGCGGCCCTTGGTATTTCCAAGGGTCCCAAATTTCTGGGTGTTGACCAGTGATGGTTGGCATCCGGAAAGCATAAAGGAGGACGGGTATTCCATCCGTTATCCATAATTTAATAATAATTAAATAGGAGTCGCTTTATGGCTTTCTCGGATCCGCAGTCTATTGACATCGGAGCCGGAGCAGTTTCACTGCCCCGGGTTTCTTCCGGTGTCTACAGCACTATTTATACCAGTGCTGACGGAAATCTTTCATACGGAATCTCGCATCAGTACAAAACTCGTACTCGACGCTTGGTCCGTGTGGACGTCCGCAAGACTGCTGCTGACCCTCTGTTCCCCGCCAATTTTCTGCCATACACCGCGAGTGTTTATCTCGTGATGGATGTGCCGAAGGTCGGGTTCACGGCTACTGAAGTCAAGACGATCAGTACTGGTCTTATGACCAACCTGACCGCCTCTACCAATGCTAACCTTATTAAGGTTACTCAGGGCGAATCCTAATCTGAAAGAACTTCTGATATGGATACGTTCATGGGCCACAGTGAAGGAGAGCGTGGAGAGCCTATCCAGGATCCTTTCGAGGATCTTAGAAAGGCTGCCATTAGAGAGCAATCGATTAAGGAATCTAATAAGATTCGTTATCAATTGTACTTTCTTTGTTCTCTATTTCTCTGTGGGATTGGAATTCTCCTGGGTATTGCAATCATCTATCCAGATGTGAGCATGTACCCAGTGTGACTTCAACAGTATCTCCTTTCGGAGAGGATTGAGGGAGTTGTCAAGCTAAGGAAGCCTAACCTCTATAAGGAGGAGACTTGAAAAGCCTGATGTTGCTCCTAGAACAGGTCCTCAATGATATGGGGACCAGGTGTAGCGTAAGTACCGCTAGAGATTTTAAAACAATCTCTAGTCGTGTCGAAGGCGAGGGGTTATCGTTTTTAACGATAACCCTACCTACCTTTGCGTCGGGACTCCAAAAAGCCCTGGCTGAAGGTGGCGTAGATCACGTCACGTTTCCTGGTTTCAGGTCACGTGCAGGTCTCCCCCAATTTCTTGGAGGTTTCCTTGATCTTGTCTTCGACCGTTCTAGCGGTCGTTTATTGGATACACCTTCTGAAGATGCAATCTTCTCTATCCGACAGATTTGTATGCTGTTCGGAAAACTTGAGGGAACTTGCACCCCCTCAAGAGAGCGGAAAGCTCTTCAACTGTATATTCAATGTGAACAGGAAGTGAAGGCGTGTGATGCACAAAGAAGAGCGGAAGATATTACCCACTTTCGTTCTGCGTCATCGCGTCTCTTTGGGAGAATCTTATCTTCTGTTGAGAGTGATTTACAACAGTGGAAGGTCGTCCCAAAGCATGGTCCTGGCAAAACAGCAGACGGATTGTCTGCTAACCATAAATACACACAACGTGTATGGACCGACCGTCTTGAAGCCTTCTTTCCAGCGGGTGAGTTTCTTATCCCGAACTGGAGATTTAGAGAAGATCTCGACGGTGTCACTTACCTTGAACCTGGAGCAGAGATACCAGCTAAGCTGGTCTCTGTCCCTAAAAC